GTAGGTTTGCAGACCTGTGGTAAAACTGGTCGGCTGAGTAAAATTTTTATTCAGCGGCTCGCCGTTCGTTTGTGCTGACTTCATGAGTTCAAGCGTTTCTTGAGTGATTTGATTCACGTTCATTTATAGCTCCTGAAAATAAAAAAACCGCCTGTAAGCGGTGTTACAGACGGCCTGTTTGTGCTGCCTTGACGAGTGTTGCCACATCATCAAGCGAACCGTCATTCTTCACAATCGGCTGAAAACCGTTCAGCGGGTCTTCGCCGTTATCTTCTGCTTTGCCGATGGCTTTGGTGCTGCCTTTCGGCGGGGCTGCCTGTTTCTTCAGGCTTTCGATTTCCGCCTGTGCTTTAGCAAGTGCGTCATTCGATTTTTTCAGCGCGTCTTGCGCCTTTGCCAGTTCGTCCACTGATTCGGCTTTGGCAAGGTCGTCTGATTTGTCGGCTTTAGCTGCTAAACCATCGACCAGCTTGTCGGCTTCGCTTATCGTCAAAGCTTTCAACGATTCGGCTAGGCTGCCCGCTGATTCTTTGATTTGTGCGATAACAGCCGCGTCCACATCATCATAGATAGCGTCCTCAACCAGCCATTTCAGCGACGCCAACACATCGGCTAACGATTTGACTTGCCACATTGATTTAGCGACAGGCTCGTCTTTCTGCTTCTCGGCCTTTGCCAAGACTGCTTTCAAGATAGCGATTTCAGATTCGGACAAATTCACGCTTACCGATTTTTCGGCTTCGTCCTTTTTGCTGTCGTCCTTATCGTCTTTATCTTCGGCTTTAGGCTCTTTGTCGCCGTCTTTAGGTTTATCGTCTTTATCTTCGGCTGATTTGTCGGCTGGCTCGTCGTCCTTATTCGCCGTTTCTTCCTCGTCTTTGGGTTTGTCTGCTTTAAAACAGGTAAACACCGCGTCGGGATTGGCGGGGCGGTCAACAAGGCTGATTTCTGTCAGCTTCAAACCTGTGATTTGCGACTTGTTCAACTCGTCGCGGGCGGTAACGCTGCCGCCGATTGAAAAGCCTTTGTAAACGCCTGTTTTGACTTTCGTCACGGCAATAGGGTCAACGATATGCGCCCCAAAGAACGTGCGCCCGTCGTCTTCGACGTTGATTTCGATAGCTGTCCCCGCTGCGTTTGAGCCGTGCATTTCACGCACCGCGCCAAACTTCATGTAGTCGGGAATAGCCGCTTTCATTGCTTCCGCCGCGATGATTTCGCCGTCTGAATCGACCGCCTCACTTGAGGCGTAGCCCCAAACTTTGACAGTACCGTCGTCCTGCGCTTCCATCTTGGCGATTTCTGCGTATAACTTTGCCATTCGTTACTCCAAAAAAAAGCCGCCCCCCGTAAAGAGAGCGGCAAACCCATCACTACCACCAGTAAAAACTAAACTTTTGGTATATCATCTGCCAAAACAGGGACGACCGTACACCTGCAATTAGGGTGGGCAGGCGGTGTCATACCACCATGTGCGAAATGCTCATGCAGACCAATCACGCCCATATCCCCGTTTGTATTGCAAATCGCGGAAACCTTGTCATCTTCGGCGGTTATCCACTGCTTACCAGCAACAAGCCCCGTTTCTTCCCAGCCTATCAGGTTGCCCATGCCATCCGCCATCGCCGTTTCGGTTCTGGCAATGGTTCGGGCGCGGGCGTTGCTAAAGGCGTGAGATTCTTTCAGACGACCTGCCAACTCTTGCACACTGTCGCCGTTTTGCATGGCTTCAACCACTTGGGCGCGTATCATTTCGCGCGTTCCCTCTGTGATTTGCCACTCGGCGGCAGGATTTTGGATAAGCTCGCCGCTCACCCACTTCATGCCGACCATTTCGGCGGCTCGGTCATGCGCCCACTTGACGGCACGGCTGCGAATATTCGTAACCATACCGACGGCGGGGTCAGGCATAACATGCAACAAGGCAGCCACCGCCCCGTCTTCCGCCGCTCGCCTGATTATCGGCTCAACCACATCGGACAAGCCCGACCACTCGCCAAAGTCCAAACCGTCGGTAACGATTTTAGCTACCCGATTCAGTTCGGCGGTCAGGTCATCGGCCTGCCAGTCAACAGCCGCACCAGCAATCAGCGCAGCGACTTGTTCAACCAAGCCGTCAACGCGCGTCAGCAAATAAGCCTCAATAAGCGCGGCGGCTTCGTCTTCGCTCATCGGGCTTTCCGACTTTCCCAGCTTTTCAGCCTCTTGATTTGGCTGTTCTTCAGGCTGTTGGCCGTCTTGCTTATTCGGATCGTGATTATCTTGCTCCGGCAATGGCTCCTTGCCCAGTTCGGCACGGATTTCATCAGCGGTCAAGATGCCAGCATTTTTGTATATGGCATAGATTTCAGCCTGTTCTTTCGGATTGAGTGATTCCTCTTCCTTCCAAACAAACTCATACGCCGCCATATCCATATAACGGGCAAGCACGTCATCAATCAGGGCTTTAACCCAATTTTTCAGACTACTCATGCCGTCTGAAAGTGACTGCTCACGGCTCGTCTCTGCTACGCTACGGTTTACCTGTGCCACAAACGGCGTAGGCTCGACACTAAATGCAAAGCAGACGACACGCGCCAGCCATTCATCGTAAACGTCTTTCAACGGTGGCTGTTTGGTCTCTTTAAAGTTTCGGGATAGTTCGCCCGGAACAAAACGCATTTTGCGCCGTTCCGCCGTCTCGCCTGACAGCAGCAAATCCCAATACTCTTGGAATCGCTTAATATCGTCAGACGACCAAGTTTCAGGCACACCGACAAGCGCATCAGGCACGCTGCCGGCCGTGTAGTATTCAAGCGCGTGAAGCTGCCGTTTTAGGGCGATGTTCACGGTCATGATGATTTGCTCAACAGGCGAATAGCCATAGACTTTATAGCTTCGGTTGTTGCGTGAGCGGTAAATCAATTCGTCCGCCGTGTAATCGACCGCCGCCATGCCGTGCAAGATTTGCTGATAAGCTGTATCAGGCGGTGCCGGTAGACGGCCTGTATTGTCCAACACGCGCTTAATCGTCGCCCCGTCTATCACTTCAAGGGCGTACAAATCGCCGCCCAGTGTTTTGCGTGGATAGATACATGGTGCATCAATGACAAACAGGTCTTCCAGCAAGATACGCAGCCAGTCTGCCCAAGTATGCTCTTTGTCAGGCATTTGGAAAAATGCGATCGCTTCATCGACCTTTCGGTCTTTACGCTGCGATTCATTGTTTGCCGTTGATTCAACATCGCGCTTCTGAATCGTCCACTTCAGGCATTCCATTTGGTCTTTGCGTGTCTCAATAACCAACCGTAGAACATCGTAGTTATCGGCAAGGGCGCGTAATTGTGTGAAGCCTATTGCCTCACGTTCGCGCGGCTTAGAATGCCCTACGTTGTAGAATGGCTCATAATCGAACCGCCGCCCCTCAGCCTGCTGTGCAACAGGGGCTAAAGGCTCGCCTGCGTCAAACCAAGCATCCGCGTTGCCGGTAAAGGCGTAACGGACACCAGCGGCAACGCGGGCAATAAATCCTTGTGATAATGGTGTCTTTTTACTCATTTGTTTGCCTCAACCTGCGACCGCAGGTAATCAATCATGCCCGTTCGGGTATCTAGTAGCTCGCCAAAGGCACGGCTCAAACAGTCGATTTGGTCGTCATGCTGACCGTTCGGAAACATCCGCATTTCTGAAATCAGCGCGTCTGTATCCCATGTGCCATCATCCAACACCATCACATTACCGATGTTGACCTGTGCCGCGAATGGCTCGGCGCGTGTAACCTTATCGCCCGATTCGGGGCTGGCAGATACAGAAAAACCCGCCAATTGACGGGTTAAATATAGGGTTTGCGACTTACCGGCCTGCCCAGGGTCTTGCGGAATGGATATTTTGGTTTTCACGCCGTCTTTTTGCGCCGTGTTGCGCAAAATCCTATCCCTTTCATCCGCTCCATACTGACCGCGCACGACGTTGGCGATGATATACCGCCCATCTTCAGTTACGCCAAGCCTGCCGCCTGCTGTATAGTCGCCATCGTTAGCTGTTGAGGCTAAGTCCCACGCGCGAACCCATCTGATATTCCCTGCAGGCAATGCCTTAACAAATTGCAGATTATCAGGCTTGAACGTACCACCATCAGGCGGCGCAGGTTTCTGCAAATACTGCCCGGCAAACACATACGGCGCGGCTTGCTCCATACGGCGCAATGTTTCGATATCGTGCTTTTCAGGCCATAACGCTGTGCCGTCGTCTTGAATAGCAGGTAAGCAAAGGTGCTCCCACTCTTCGCCGTTGCCGCCATCAAGCAGCCAGCCTGCCAAGTCTTTCTCGTGCAGGCGTTGCATAATCAGAATAATAGGCGTATCAGGGCTATTCTTTCGAGATTCGACCGTGTTTTGGAACCAGTCAATGACGTTCTGCCGTCTGACCTCGCTTCGCGCTTCATCGGCTTTGTGCGGATCGTCAATGATGATACACCCGCCAAAGCCGTCCCGATGCTTACCCGCACCGAAACCGGTAATCGTACCGCCTGCGCCTGTTGCGTACATCACGCCGCCGGCGGTTGTTTTCCAATGGCTACTGCTTTCGCTTTCAAGCTCAACATTCGGGAAAATCGCCCGATACTCTTCATGCTGTACCAAGTTTCGGATTTGCACGGAATTGTTGACGGCCAACGTAGCCGAATAACTCGCATGGATAAACTCGCAATCAGGCACACGCCCCATTGCCCACGCGATAAAATTCACAACCGCAATCTCGGTTTTTGAGTATCGCGGCGGAATGTTGATAATCAGGCGTTTTGTTTCGCCGTTAAATACACGCTCAAGGGCATCGCAGATTAGGGCATGGTGTCTTGCAACAAGCCACGGATAGCCGCGACGTGCATAAAACATATTCAGCGCGAAGTAATACAAATTGTTCCGCGACGCTAAGCGCAACGCCTCTTGCCTTTGAGCAGCTGTGTATGTCATTTCGCAATTTCTTTCAGTGCTTCCGACAATGCACCCTGTAAATCTTCTTTTGACATCTCAATCTCTTTCGCTTTGGGTGTCATACTGCCGTCTGAAGATACATTATCAACCACTTGCGTCTCACGCCATCCCGCACGGGTTTTCAGGTAGAAGATTGCCGCTGTCAAATTGCCTTCACGCGCTTGCGTTAATAAACTTTGGGCAACCGAGCCAATAGCTTTAGTCTGCCCCTTTTTATACCTCTCAAGAACCTCCGGCTGTCTTTCGCAAGCCGCATGGAATGTGTTAAGGGCGATTCCAAAATAATCAGCAACCTGGGCAAGAGACAGAACAGCACCTAATGCTTCTATCTGGACGATTTGCTCTTCGTTAAACGTGAATGGCGGCCTCCCACCTTTATTCTTCGTACTCATTTACTTACCGCCTCTATTACCGCACTGCCGCTGATATAGTGTTCATACTTCGGATAGTGCAGCAGCTTCATACACTCTTCCTTTTCTTTCTCATCTTTAAAGACGATCACTGTGTATATCTCTGCGCTGTTACGCTCTTTTAGTTTTTCAGTGGATTCTTTGCGGTGTTCTTTGATTTCTCGCAGCGCGTCTTTAGTTTCTGATATTTCCGTATTGTCTTGGAACATCTCACTAAAACGCGCATCGCCGTCAAATAGTAAATCGACGTCAAGCTTATCAAAGCCCATATCGCCGAAATCAACACCGAAATCTTGGTTTAGTTCTGCCAGTAATTCCGTATCCCATCCACCCTGCGCAGACGGGTTATTCAGAAAAACCAGCATTTCAAGCTCTTCAGTCTCACTAATTCTCACAAGTGCAACATCAAGCTCATAATCATTTTTACCGTCTTTGTAATTCTCTAAGCTATCCATCACGCCTAAACGTTGATGGCCGCCTAAGATGTACATCGTACCGTCTTCACGCTGATTGACCGTAATCGGCTGAACCAAGCCGACTTGACGCATCTTTTCTTTCAGCTTTTTCTTTGCACCATCCGCAATAACGCGCGGATTTTTCGGGTGTTCATGTAATTGGCTACGCAGAACCGTAACCATTTCAAACTTTTGCAATGATGTTTTCTTCATGGTTTAACTCGTAATTTCTGACTGCGGCCTCTACAAATGGATACCACTCCGCGACTTTTTCGTAGTCTTTCGGATAATGCTTTTTGAGCAATGCCATTTCTGACGGCTCAAGCGATCGGAATGAATGCCCCAATACTGCACTTTCCGGCGAAAGCTTCAATTTATGATGCTGTATGTACCGCATTACTTCCGCTTTATTCCAGTGCGCCACCGGGTAAATTCGGCCACGCTTGTCGTCTATACTGCCGCTGTTTTTAATCATGGCACGGCGGACAATGCTGTCGGCGATGCGCTCACCAGCTGCAATCCACCACATATCAGACGACAGGCGCAAATACTGATAAACATCAAGTGGCTTGACGATAGGGACGGTGTAGTCGCCTTTGCGGAATAATCCGTACCGCATCCATTCTGAAATCATAAAATGCGGTATGCGCTCAATTTCAATGCCATATTTAGCCTCATACCATCGCAAATTAGCTTCTTGAAAGCTAAGACCCGGCACAGAATACATAAAGACGACATGGATGTGTTTGAAGTATCGGGCGCACAAGTCAAGCGTTACGATGCTGTCTTTGCCGCCCGAAAAACAAACAATACACTTGTCTGAAATCCTGCTTGCCGTCTTAACTGTCTCAAACAGGATATTCGACATAATTAACCGCCTTTGCCGCTACCACTCAAAGCCTTTTGGTTTTGCGCTAGTGCAAATTGGCGTTTACGCGCATTACCGACTGCACCGCCGGTGGTGCCGCGAAAGCTTGTACCGCTACCTTTAACTTTTCTAGCCATAATCAGACCTCATAAAAAAACCGCCTTTCGGCGGTCGTTAATCATAATTTAAAATCAGGCTCGCACTACCGATACCCTTAGACTGATCGGCCAGCTTATCTGCATGAACAAACCAATCATCATCATCTGACATAAACTCAATTAAATTATCATCTACATCAAACAATCTCAATCGCCCATTTACAGGCTTAAGCATCACATCACGCGGGTTTTCTAAAACCCAGCCCCAAATGCCATGCTCTACATAATCGCAACAAGATGCCTTTTGGTAATATGGCGTGTTAAAGCATTTTTTAATATCAACCAAATCAACAACGCACATCATCACACCGACGGGCAAGCGGTGCTCACCAACCTCTGTTGACTTTACCCAAGTATCTTTCTCAGACTTGGACGCACAAATCAACAGCTTACCCCTGTAATCAGTCTGCCAACTTCGCAGCTCTATCGTCTTTTCGCCGTTTGCAATTTGAAAAGCGTACGGCTGTTTTACACTTAATGCTTTCATAAGTCACCTGTGCTATACTATTTATAAAATTAAATCATACTTAGTATAATTATGCAACCTAAAAACACAGACTTTTTAAACTTACTTGAGGCTGCTCAGATTACGCAGACCGATTTATCAAAAAGACTCGGAATCACAACGGCAGCCATCAGCCGCTGGCACAAAATTGGCGTTCCGCAATACGCAGTTGCTTATCTTGAGTTGCTGGCAAAATATAACCGATTAATGGATAAAATCTAAAGGGATAGCCCCATACCGATAACACGGCAGGGGCTATGTGCAAGAACCGCTTTACAGCCTGTCATGGCAGGCGACCATTAGGCCGGGCAAACGCTGTTTCACTTGCTCCGCGTTTTTAAGAACCACTCAACGTCATCGGGCGCGACCCCTAAATTTGGTTTGGAAGCGTCCGCGGCATCTTCCTCAGCGGCTACGCCGCCCCTTTTGCCTTTGCCGGTAATGGCATGGCTAGAAAACCTGAAATTGAGTATCAGGCCGTCTGAAAACACAAAAACCGCCCTATAAAGGCGGTTTATATAGCTATTTCCAAACTATAGCATAATTGTACATAAAAGGTAACATCACGTCAACAGATTAGAACAATTTCATATTAGAAATTTTTTCAGTTTCAACGCCGTAACTGATTTGGTCGCCACGCACAACAAAGGCGTAGTCTTTAAAGCCGGTATAACCGCCATGCTGATTTTTTGCGTTGATACGCGCATTGAAGATATGGCCAAAGTAAAACATACGCGTCATGCAATTACCCATTGACGGATCAATTTTCGTACAAACCGCAATCCAACCTTTACGTGCTGGTGTTGTATCAACGCTGCGGATATTCGCAGAATCAGGGTCAACAAGGTTATCAACCGCCCATTCTTTGATTGCTTTCTCAAACTGGCTTGGTGGCATTGGGTTTGGATAGGTAGCTGCGGCTAATTGTTGTTGACTTGGCTCAATCGCCGCCGCACAAGCAGTCAGCAATCCTGCGACAATAGCAGTCAGTAATAGTTTCTTCATGTTGTTTTCCTTTTTGTGATAAAGAGTGTTATTAAATTATGCCACAGCGTTTAAACTCGTCATAGAGTTTTATTTGAATAGCCTCTTCCAGCTTGGCAATTTGTTGACTTACTTTTTTAGAGTGTCGCCATAATGTCATCTTGCTAATATCGTACTTATCCATAATATCAACCTGCTTCGGCACTTCCCTCAAGATATTCGACACCAGCGCATCACATATCAGCAGGTTTACGCCGTTGTTCTGCGCTTCGATATAGGCGGTAATATCAACGATTCCGCTCAAATCCTCGCTGTATTTACACTCCACTACTGCAAGCTCGTATCGATTCAACACACGCTCAATACGGCTGATAATCATCGCGGCGTTTGCGTGTGTCTCAGCTTGCGTCAAATCTCCACCGCCGCCGGTAACGCCTTTGCTTTCGCACCAGCGCATGACTGAAGCCGTGTTGTTCATCGGCTCCATTCTCACGCCTCGAATCTTGTAAACATCTTCCAATGCCTGCTCAACCGTGTGATACATTTCCCGCCCCTTAAAATTCCCAAATTAACCCGAAGTTACCTGCCGCCCACGCCTGCAGGCGGTTCTGATAGTCTGTCATTTCCGCCGTGTTTAGCGTTGTCGTGCTGATTGGCGTTTTGACTTCTGTTCCGTCCGGCATGGCCTTTAACTCATAGCCTAGAAACATTCCTTTGCAATACTCGTGCCACGTTTCCGCACTGTATCGCCTGCCATTTACCCACGCTTTATCTGCCAACTCCCCGTAGATTTTCCATAACCGCCTATTCTGCTCTATGCTCCGTTTTGATTTATACGGCCTGATACACACTTCAAGCTCCGCGTTGGATTCCAACCACGCGCCGAGATTGTTGTAGATGGTCGTCATCAATGGCCGCTTGTTGTCTTTAGTCAGCCTGTACGCTACGCTTTGCATTTAACGATTCCCTTGTCTATCAGCTTTAAAAGCGTTCTGAACTGCGACCGGCGCATATAAAACTCTTTGTCTTCCTTGCTCAACTTGATATGCGACCGACCATCTATCACGTCGTGACAGGCACTACACCCAAAGCCTGCCGATAAATCGTTACTCTTCAGCCCCATGCCGTGCGTTTCACTTGGGAAATGGCATAAAACCACTGTTTCAGGGTTGTAATTGCACACCCCTGCGATATTGAGTGTGCAATCTTCCCCTTTGGCCGCTTTTCTGATCGCGCTCACTTACGCTTCCTCGCTAACTTCAGCAATCCCAACATCAAGTCCGCCGGCCTCTCTTGGCTCACTCGCATATGTTGATAAAATAAATTTGACTTGGTTGTCGTTGTGATAGACAACCCCTTGCAAGGCATCGACAGCGACTTTTAGGCAGTTATCAAGGTCTAGTATTACCTTGCTTGCTGTGCCGTCCTTGTTCATCTTCGGCACTAGGCTGACAAACAGGATTACATCTTTTTCAGACGGCCTAAAACCTGCTCTTTCCGCCGCGTGAGAAACGCAAAGCTTGTAGGCTTTCGCTTCCTTGCTTAATACTTGCCGATTCCGAAAGGTTTTCCAGTATCGGTTAGTGCTTATCGGATATGGCAGGGAAAGAACATTTGCCCTTTCCGCCGCCTCTGCTATTTGCTCAATCGGGATTAATACGGCCAACTCCCACCCCAATCATCGTCATCATCTTGGTTGCGTACTTTCTTAGCGACCCATTCGACAAAACCAATCGCCAACACTACAACCAACACACAAATCAAAAATACCGAGAATTTCATAAATAGCTCCATTTCATGCCGAATTGTTTGTAAATCTTTTGGGCTTCCCCTGCTTTCCAATACTGGTTACTCAAAAGCGGGAACGCCTCGTTTGAAAGATTGACAGTATCTTCAACGCTCAAGCCTTTAGGCATAACAGTGTCATCATTTGCGGCCTCGCTTGAATTTATTGCGTTTCAGCAGTTCCAACTCAGCTTTCAGACGTTGGTTTTCTGCTTTCAGTGTTGTATCTGCTTTGATTTTCGAGATTGCGATAATCTCTGATTTCACTCGTGCAAGCTCTGCGTTCTTCGCTTCAATTTCCGCTTGCAGTTCTTCGATTTTCTGCGTTTGAGCGGTCATCTTTGCCATCAAGCCGTTTGAAACTTTGCGCTCTTCGTTCAGACGGCTGATTGTTTCGGATAGATTCGAGCTAACCATTTCCGCCGCCTTTTCCATTTCGGCTTTTTCGGCTTTAAGGTATTCAATTTTCTCCTCGAGTTTTAATATCCGATTAATGTATTCCTCCATCGTTTCCTCATAGTATTCATACGCCTTCATATGGGTCTGTTTTGGCACGCCGCCCAATTTCTCAATTAACCAATTCTTCATTTTCATTTCCTTTTGTTGCGCCATTCTTCAAATTTCTCGCGCCGTTTTTCCATCGTGTCGGCTGTTGCCGGGTTAAATTCGCCTTTGTCGCATTTGTAGCCGCCGAAGTAGTAGCTCGCTTTATCTTCAGCCGTCCGCGCTTTGGTACATCTTGCAAATCCGCGCATCGTGCCGTTTGCTTCGGCTTTAAAATCTGCGTGTAGGCAGTGGTAGCAGGTTTCACGCACGGTAACTATCCCAGTCAAACGGTATCAACTTGCCGCCGCCATCTCTCAAGCGGTCTCTGATACGGGCATCAACGTTTTCGCGGAAATCTTTAGCCGATAAGTTAGTCAACACCAGCGTTGGCATAAGCCGCTCATATCGACCGTTGATGACCGAAAACAAAATCCGACCATCCGTTTCAGACAGGTTTCCCGCGCCAAATTCATCCAACACCAGCAAATCGGGCTTCACAAACACACCGACCGCCTCTTTCTCGCTGCCGCCGTTAAAGCTGTCTTTGACCGTCTGCAACATATCGCCCACCGTGATCACAATCGCGCTTTTGCCATCGCTGATGATTTTGTGGGCAATGCCGCAAGCGAGATGGTTTTTACCGGTGCCGCGCTTGCCCGAAAAAATCATATTCCGACCGGACTGCAAAACATCCTCGAAGTTTTCCGCATAGTCGGTGGCGGCAGATTTTGCCCTTGCCATTCCCGGCACCGCATCATCGACGGCATAATTTTCAATTCGGCAGTTTTTAAACCGTTCTGCTATGCCTGATCGCCCAATGCGTTTTGACATTTCGTCGCGTTTTGCTTCACGGCGCAGCGTTTCCGCGTATGCCGCCATCTCATCCGCCGCTTTAAGCTTTTGGCAGACAGGGCAGCCAGTCCACACGCCGCGAAAAATGCTTTTTGACGTGTATTCGCCATGTTCCGCACATTCCCGTTGCTCGGTTTTTGCGCCGCCGTAGCTTTTCAAAAAATCAGATGCGCTTTTCAAAGCCATTTCCAAACCCCTCAAAAATCGGTCGTCGGCGCGTCGCCGTAGTTTTTACCGTCCATCACATCGGCGGTTTGATTGTGCGTCAGGCCACCACGATTTGAGCGTTTTTGAGTGCTTCCGAGAATCCAGTCGGCATCAAATCCCACCCAGTTTCTTTCGCAGCATTTAATCAACGCCTGAGATAGGTTTAGCCCGGCTTTCACGGCTTCGCGCTCCAACCCATTCAATGCTGTTTCAGTTAGCGTCTTCGCGCCCTTGTCTTTTCGGACGGCTATGTAGTCTTTAGCCAACTGTTCATCAACCCCGCGTGCCATCAATGCAACTAACGCTTCTTGTTCCCACTTCACAGATGTTTTTTTTGCTTTAGCAGGTTTTTCAACATCCGCTTTATCGGGTGTTGTATTAATATGGTTCATTGATTGGTTATTATTGACTGGTTTGGGTGCAGGATTTTCACCACCCCCTAGTGCAACTGTTTCACCACCTAGTGCAGGATTTTCACCACCCCCTAGTGCAACTGTTTCACCACCTAGTGCAGGATTTTCACCACCCTCGCCGTTTCCCAACTTCCCTTTCCCAAGTGTTAGGTGATAAACATTTGTCAGATTTCTATTGCCTTCAATTCGGCGTTCTTCGATCCATAAAAAACCATGCTTTTCGAGCCAATCAATATGAGTTACAGCCGAACGGCGGGAGCATTCAGCAGCTTCCGCAATAGTCTTGTATGATGGCCAACATTCGCCGTTATCGTTCGCTTGGTCTGCCAATTTCAGTAAAACCAACTTTCTGACTGGATTCCCAACTTTCAACAACATGGCTTCTGATGTTAATCTCATACTCATAGCTCAATTCCTGATTTATTTATCGAATAATGCGCAACCGGGTTTTTACAGTTGCCGACCTTGAATTTAGGCTTGTTGAAAACAAATCCCCGACTTTCCAAGTCAACGATTCGGGCGCATAACTGCGTGATGTTCAGATGTTTCGCCGCTTCTAGTGACGTTATGTGCCCGTTTGCGCGGATGTAATCAATAATCCGCTTGCATTGCGTTTCCGTTTGGTCTATCATGTTCACTCCTTTTGTTGCAGGCCTCGTGCCTCAACCCTGCCCCACGTTTCCGCGTGGGGTTTTGCTTTTTTGTCGCCCGTCTGTCCGTACCGTCAAGCGTCTGTCCGCTTTGCCTTTCCGCTACAATTGCGTTTCCACACAACAACCGCACGGAATCAAAAATGCTTGCCGACTTTTCAGCCACCCTTGCCGCCTTCAAAACCGCCCTGCAATCCCTAAAAGCCATACAGGAAGCCAAAACTGGCGAACAGGTCAGGATACGCACGGCAGAACTAAATCTCATCGTCCTAGACCTTCAAGAAAAACTATCAACGCTGTATGCGCAGAATCTGACGCTGCAAAGCCGCAATGCGGAGCTTGAACGCAAAATAAGAGACATCGAGCAGCAGCGCGCCCACCTGTCCCGCTACGAACTGCACCGCCATGAAGCGGGAGGACTGGTTTACCGTCATGAGCAAGACATAGGCGACCCGACACCGGCGCATAATATCTGCACACATTGCTACCATCAGGGAATCCAATCGGTTTTGCAGTTCCGCCCCGGCGAAGCCGACAGGCAGTTTTGCCCGCAATGCGGCAACGAATTTGCCGTAACCACCAAAGATGCCTACTATTGATTTCATTTCTATCCTTCGCCCGTCATCCCCGACGGGCTTTTTTATTTGGTTTGGTCGTCCGCCAATTCCGGCCAGATTAAATGCCAGGTATCAGGAAACATCTCTTTTCGTGTTACCCTGCCGTTTGTTGACTTTTCAATTAACGCCGCCGACTGAATTGGGACGGGCTTCAATCCTTTGGCAATCTGATGGATAAAAGACGGGGAGATTCCTGTTTTTCTTGCCAAATCAGACTGATTGCCGCGTATTGCGCAATAATCTCTTAAATCCATTTCAATCTCTGTTAAATTAATTTAGCGTGAGTATAGCATAGCTAAACATAAAATAGTAGCATTGATAAATGTAGCTATGCTTTATATTTATATTCATTTGAAGGAGTAATGAAATGAACCGAGTAGAAAGAATTAAAAATCTGATAGCCGACAGGTTTAACGGCAATCAAGCTGAGTTTTCTCGGGCAATTAACAAGGCTCCTGCCCAGATAAATCAATGGCTTAATGGATACAGAAATATAGGGGACGGCGTAGCCGCCCAAATTGAGACCGCGCTTGGATTACCGCGCGGATGGATAGATGGAAACGACAAGCCGGATACCCCTGTTGATTCCATCAAATCAAACGCCACCGTTATCGGCACTGTTGACGCTTGGGATAGCAAAACACCGTTATCCGACGATGATTGCGAAGTTCCATTTTATAAAGACGTTTGTTTGTCAGCTGGTAACGGTTTTTCAGATGACATTGAAGACCATAACGGCTATAAACTGCGTTTCTCAAAATCGACCTTAAGACGGCATGGGATAAATCCTGACGATGTTGTCTGCGTATCTGCCGACGGAGACAGTATGGAGCCGGTATTCCCCGATGGGGCTACACTAGGCATTAATACCGCCGATAAAATAATTAAAGACGGCAAAATCTATGCCATCAACCACGGTGGGCTGTTGCGTACAAAAATCTTGCAAAAGCTGCCTGATAATCAAGTCCGCATCAAAAGCTACAACCCGGAATACAAAGACGAAACCGCCCCTTTGGACAGCCTGACCGTTATTGGTAGGGTATTTTGGTGGAGCGTGCTTGATTGAGGAATATGCTGAAATATATCGAAAAGATGTAAAATATACGGAAGTGTGTCGGATTTAGATTGCCTGCTTTACAAACAACCGCATATAATCAAAAGTATGAAACCGCACAACGATACCATTTTCCAAGAGCCAAAGGCTGCCCAAGCGGCCGCCTTCATGCTGTACAAGGCAAACGGCAGGCTTGAAGTACTTAAGCTGATGAAGCTGATGTACTTGGCTGAACGTGAGTCTTTTTTGCGCTTCGGAGAAGGCCTGACAGGTGATGCGTTGGTTTCAATGCCGCATGGCCCGGTACTCTCCATGACCTTGGATTTCATTAACGGCGGACATGAGTCCGTTCCGAACGGATGGGCAACGTGGGTTAGTGACCGCGAAAACAGAATGCTTGCCTTACGCGATCCAAGTATGATTCGGACGCCCGAGCAAGACTTATTGGCATTATCCGAAGCTGATTTGGAAGTACTGGAATCGGTTTGGGAGAATTACGGCCATTATTCCGCATGGGATTTGCGCAACATGACCCACAACGGGTTATGTCCGGAATGGGAAGACCCTCACGGCTCAAGCCGCCCGATTCCCATCAAAAAACTGTTGTCTGTGCTTGGTTATGATGACGAACAAGCCGTAGCGATTGTAGAAAGACTGGAAGAACAGGCTTACATCAATCGCGCTTTCGAGTAGGAGGCGGTATGCCTCAATCGTGGCAATGCAGGCAAGGTGAATGCCTACTCATCCCATCCGGTCCAAATAGCTACCAACACTTGTTTACCATCCTAGTCAATCCGTGTACCCTGCCCAACCGTGGAAATAAGCCGCAGGTTCTTTCTGTCGGCATTTCTTCCATCCGGGCAAATATCCCATATGATAATGCCTGCATCATCAGGCAGGGAGAACATCCTTTTGTCCAACATGACAGTTATGTCCGCTACCGTGATGCAAGGATTGATGCCGTCGAACACATAGAAAACCGTGTGCGCGAAGGAATATTCTCCGTAAAATCACCATGTAGCGAACAACTGTTGAGGCGTATCATTGCCGGGGCTTCAACATCACGATATGCCAGCAGGGAAGTTAAGCTTCTGATTGAAAAATTTGCTATAGCATAATCCTCCGCCCGCATCATGCGGGCTTTTTCACGCCCTGCCGAACCTGAAAACAACACAAAACCGACAAAGCCGCCTTGATAGGCGGTTTTTTGTGCCTGCGAAATCTCAAAAATAAATTCTTTTAATAATCAAAAATATAGCAAAATATAGCAAAATAAATATAGCTGTGCTATTGATTAATTGTTTAGCTTTGCTATACTACACCCATCGAAACAAACAACGCCTTAAAGGAAACAAGATGAAACATCTAGCAAACATCATGCGGTTCAACGACTGGAATACTAAGCAAGAAAGCACTGTAGGCCGAATTATGGGAGAAGGCATGGGCAAAAAGAAACGGGTATTCATCAAATGGATAGGCGGGCTGACCTGCCAACAAACGGTAGAAGGCAACTACCAAGACGCCTGCCGAATCGCTATGAAAGCCGACAAATGGAATTTCATCGAACCAGTCTAAGTAAGACAGCCCCTGTTACAGGGGGCTTATTTAAGCGGCTGGAAACGGCTTTTTAAATAAGCAAGGCCAAATTATCGGTAGATAGGGTGAGCAATGCCAAAACGAGGGCACAAGGCTTACTGCCTAGCAACACCACAGGCAAGCAAGGGCAACGGCACGGAGAAACATCAAGCCCCTTCCTCTACCGATACCGCAACAAAAGGAAAAGGAAATGACTTATTACGAAACAAGCCGCCCCGATTGGGGAATGGACGAAATGTACAGGCGCGAAGAATTGCGAGACGCAGAAATTGCGATTGAAGAACGCCAAGAAGATGAAAACAGGAAGAATTTTGAATTGTTCCATGCGCAAATTATGCAACACGTCATCAAGGAAGCCTACGAGTTTCGCAAATGCGCTATCGAATGTGATGAATTGGAATACTCGCAAAATGATGGCGAATGGCGGACTTGCTTGCTAGACGGCGCGGAATTTCTCGAACTAAGTAGCAACAAGTACGAGAACGAAGAAATCAAAGACGCGCTGATTTGGGCAACTCAATCAAATCACGCTGATTTGCGAGTAAGCAAAATTGATGAACTGGCAAACCAATGGAAGGAAGCGGCATGAAATACGCAATCAGAACAGTTTTAGCAGTGTCGGCCATCACGATCGCAGCTTGTAGCTTTTCCGGCAAAACAGAGAAGCCGGCAGAGCCTGAAACAATCAGCCAAGAATCACAAATTGAAAAAGAGTATGAAGACATGCCGGACGAAGTAAAGGTCATGGGAGACGCGGAGATTAAGCCATGCAACACATTTTGACAGGCTGCTATATGGCACAGCCCAAAGGCCATAGCCATATCAGCAAGCATTGCGGCGCACGCATGAGAAACGAAAACGGCGTTTGGCACGTTTGGCAAGACGTTGAGACATTCGCCCGAAATACTCACGCGCTGATTCTCAAAAAGGGCGTGAAGCGCAAGAAAATCAACGAGAAAACTTTTAAGACAAAAGCGGCGGCTGAAAAGTATTTCAATGCGCTTCTACGAGGCGAATATGCGAATTAGATGTTCATCAATTGCCGATATTATCGGCAAGCCAAAAACCAAAGGCGAGACCATCACGGAGACCGCTAAATCAAAACTGATTGAGATGGCTAAGCGCGAATTATTCGGCTTTGAACCTTTCGATGGCAACGCCTTTACCGAAAAAGGCAATCTTATGGAAGAAACCGCCATCAAATACAGCGGCTTAGTTCGCGGCAAAGATTATCAAAAAAACATCGAACGGCGCGTCAATGACTGGCTGACTGGCGAATGTGATATTTACGATTCAGACGACCGCCTGATTATTGATACAAAGTGCTCATGGGACATCGGGACACATCCATTCTTCCGAGACGAAGCCGAAAAGAAAGCTATTAAAGCAGGCTATGACTGGCAAATGCAAGGTTACATGTGGCTTTTTGATTGCGACCACGCCGATATTGATTTTTGGCTGTTACCTACTCCCGAAGATTTGCTGAAACCGTGGGAGGAACGTGAAAAGTACATCGACCTAGTGGAAGCCATCCCGATTGAAAAGCGCATAACAACCGTAGCCGTAATGCGAAATGAAGAAAAAATCGAACTAATCAAAGAGCGCGTAACAACCTGCCAAGACTACTACGAAACGCTTTTAAACCAATTCAAACAAGGAACTTAAAAATGAGTATCGCCCAAAATCAAGCAGTAGCCCTAGCCAAACAATTCAACATTCAAGGCGACCCGGAGGAGCTTGTACAAACACTCAAGGCAACTGCCTTCCGAAGCAATGCGACAGACGCGCAATTTAATGTCTTGATGATCGTAGCAAACCAATACGGTTTGAACCCATTCACAAAAGAGATTTACGCGTTTCCCGACAAAAACAACGGCATTACGCCTGTTGTCGGTGTGGACGGTTGGGCAAGAATTATCAATAGCCATCCGCAATTTGACGGCATGGAGTTTACATCTGACGCAGAGAGTTGTACTTGCAAAATCTACCGCAAGGACAGAAACCACCCAACGATCGTTACTGAATATTTGGAAGAGTGCAAACGCCCTACACAGCCGTGGAACAGTCATCCGCGCCGTATGCTTCGCCACAAGGCAATGATTCAAGCCGCGCGTTTGGCGTTTGGATTTGGTGGCATTTATGACGAGGACGAAGCGGAACGAATCGAAGCAGCGGAATCCCCGAAAGAACAGAAGAAGAACCCTGAAATTGACAGTCTGATCGCAGATGGCGAAGCAGCGGCAAACAAAGGTATCGAAGAATACAAAAAATGGTTTTCCGAAATTGGTGCAACAGGCCGTCTGAAATTGGGAAGCGAGAATCACGATCGACTCAAGAAAATCGCTGAAAACACAATCGAAGCCGAAACCGTAGAAACGTCAAAGCCAACACCGACAGAAGGACTGTTTGAGTCATTAGTGTATGCGGTATCGACAGGCGTAAAAGAAGTTTCAGAAGTTTTGGAAAACTACAACCTGACCGACGAGCAAAAGGCAGAAATCAACGCCCTGTAAGGAGCAGTAATGTTTGCCGTTTTCGGGAAAGTCCGCGCCGAAGAAGAAAAACGGCGGCGGCTTGTATACAACAAAGAGGATTCGACGTGGTACGAGAATACCCGCAAATGGAAGCGGTTAAGTAACAGCCGCTACCAAATCAGCCCTGAATATTCGTCTATCGAGACCGCAGAAGAGTTCATCAGGCTGTCTAGCGGCAATCCTGACATTCACGTCGTTGGAATCAGGCAATCGCAGGAAGTTGACGGCAAAACCGTCTGGAAGCCTGTCAAATCAATTTTAAAAAGGAAATAAAAATGCTGAACAAAGTATTTTTAATTGGCCGTCTTGGCCGTGACCCTGAAGTGCGTTATATGCCGAACGGCGAGGCCGTCTGTAACTTTTCCGTAGCCACTAGTGAAAAGTACACCGACAAAAACGGCCAACGCCAAGAGGTCACTGAATGGCATAACGTAACCATGTACCGAAAACTGGCAGAGATTGCAGGCCAATACCTGAAAAAAGGCAGTCAAGTGTATTTGGAAGGCAAAATCCAAAGCCGCAAATATCAGGGCAAAGACGGTATCGAGCGCACGGCTTACGACATCATCGCCAATGAGATGAAGATGTTGGGCGGTAATAGCCAAGCAACGCAGGAACAGCCGAAGCACCAGCAAGCAACGGCAGCGCCTGTTGAAGATATGGCAGATGACGTGCCGTTTTAAATAAAGGATTAAAAAATGACTCATAAATTTAAATTCGGCGACCTTGTTAGTTGCGAAGGTTATCCTACGACAGGTGTCATTGTTGGATTGAACGATGAAATAAATATGGCGACAGTCTGCTTTTATGGGCTTTACCATCCTGAAAGGCTTATGAATATAGATTCTTTAACGCTTATTCCGCACCCTGACACAGTGCGCCTTGATTGGTTAGTTGAGAATGATTGCGCATTGACCAAAAAGCTTTGCGATGAAGACGGCGATATACACCCTACCCCCAATGCCGTTATCCAAAAGCAAGAAGACCATTTTGAGGTATTAGCCGCCACAAGTAACGACATCCGTGAAGCCATAGATGTTGCTATGGCACACATCGAAAGCAAACGATAACAACCACAGGCAGACGGCCTAAAACGTCCGAGCCATTGAGAGGACGGCATAACAAAAGGAAACAGAAATGACAGCGATAACAGCTTTTAAAGTGTCAGTAACGTTATTATGGGGCGCGATTTTAATAAATTACGCATTACTTGTTTATAACGTTCGGGTTAAAAAGCAAGAATTTTCAGAAGCGGCAAAGTGCTTATACCCAACTGTATTTATGATTTGCGCTTTTGGCTTCGGTAATTTATTAATGTGGACGTATTTGCTCACAAGCGGAACTATTACAATTAAATAGGTGCGATATGAAAGCAAGCGAAATGTTAGCCGCGCGGAAAGCGGCGAAGAAGCAAGCGCAAAAAGAGCGAGCCTTGAAGATGGCAGGCCAAATCAAGAAGATTGACCGAAACCAGCTTTCCGCCCATTCAAAGGCGCATAAAGAGAACATCGCCGGTATGCTTTCAGGCGCAAGAGTTTCAGAAGATGAAGCCCTGACGTGTAGTATCAAGATGTGGTTGTCCTTGCAAGATATGCGCTATTTCTGCAATCAGGAGTTAATCAACTTCGCAGAGCATATTATCAAGCAAGTACAACGTCTTGGCCTGTACTGCAACACAGACGACCCACAAAACGAGAAGAACGTAGAGTTTGCCTGCCGTGAAGCAACGCAGTCAGTCGCTAAATGGACTAAGGAATTTGATAACTTAAGCCCAAACCAACGGCACACGGTTTTACGTCCTCTTGCTACGCTATTCGGCGCATATGCTGAATTTCTGAAAGACGCACCAGTCCGATTGATTGCCGAAGTATCGACATACTCAATCGCCGTCAGTGTCGCTAAAAAATCCATGACGTTCTTAGAACTTGACGGCGGCTTGATTTCAGCCGTTGATAAAGTCGTAAATGGCAGTGATTCACGAGCCGAAGCGCGTAAGTTAAAAATGCCATACGCAGAGTTTACCGACCGAATCATTCACGCTGCAAACCTCTTGTACGACGTGGGAATCCATGCCATTACCATGCTTGAAACCATGTACGGCAAGGCAATCAAGCCAATTCGACCGGAGCGAATCAATGACGTTCGGCAGCCGCTCATGAAGATGCTTGTCAAAAACAAGGGTGGCGCACTGGTTCAGGCCGTCAAGGATTCCGAGAACATCATCAGGCATTGCGACAGTGGAACAGGCTTCAGTTGTTTCAACTGGACTAAACACTATCAACGCGCGGCGAATCTGATCGGATTGCTGAAACAAGAGGCCGCCGCAGCGTAAAACAGAAAGGAAAGAAAGAAAATGAGTAAAAATCCAAAGCAGCAAGAATTTACATTTAAATATAAGTTTGGTGGGAAAGAATGGTCGGCATCCGTATTTGCTGACAGCGTCGAAGAGGCGAAGCAGAAGATTCGGGCGCAGGCCGCGGCGGTTTACGAAGGCGAAATTGTGGCAAAAGTACCTGTATTGTATGGAGTTTCTTTTTTTAAGAGTTTATTTAAAAGATAAGGAGATTTAAATGATTACAGCAAAACAAGCGCGCGAATTAAATCCAACAGGACGAATCGAAGAGTATAAGAGTTTCATTGAAAAAAGAATACGGGAAGCGGCATTATCAGGTAATGATTATGTCCTAATTCGCGAAGCGCCTTATTCAAGCTGGCTTTATAACGAACAGAAGTTAGATGACAGGGCCGCCGTAGAAGTCTTGAAAGAATTAAGACACAACGGATTTTACTTAAAATATTACCAGTACGACGGATCTACATTTTCCGACTGCGCAATGCAAATATATTGGCAAACCAATGCGTAGACGGCTGAATAGCTACCAATCAAACAGGCGGCGGAAATGCCGCCTGATGACGATTAGAAAGGCAAAAAGATGATCCCCGATACAAGGCTGAAAATGTTAAAACACTTTGAAGAATTGTTGAAAGATTCCGAACGGCTGGAATGGTTAATTAAATTTTGTGACCGTTTAGGAGTTTTTAACGAAGACGACATGAAAAAGGTAGGCTTTAACGGTAAAAACTTCAGAAAATTTATTGATTTATTGATGGTAGTTCCGATTGACGAATTACTGGCCGATTTGGAACAAGAGGAGGAATAATAATGTACCTCACATCTCAAGAATGTGCCGACCTGCTACACGTCAAACGCGCAACGTTCGTCAATCAAACGTGCAAACAGGCAGGATTCCCAAAGCCTTTTGTCATCTCGCCGCGTAAATTCTTATGGCCGAAAGCAGAAGTACACGAATTTATCCGCCGCCGCCGTCAGAAATAGAGAAACCGCCGTAACAGGCGGTTTTTTTAATCCAGCAAATCAGCAAGTTCGCCAATATCAGGGTTATAGTACACATTCAGCAATATGCGTAAATCCTTATGGCCGCTGATTTTAGCCAGTTGCATAGGCTCAACCTTAGCTGCCATTCGCGTCAGGGCTTTATGGCGCGTATCGTGGAAATGGAAGCCATCAGCCCCATCAACCTTTGCCCTTGCACGTCTGAACATAACGTCAAGCGTGTGGGAGCTTATGTCAAACACAGACCCACTCTCGGAGCGTGGCAATCTATCCAATATCGCCATAGCCTTTTTAGACAGTGGCACGTCTCGACTGCTACCGTTTTTTGTCATTGGCAAATGCACCACGCGCCGGCTCAAATGCACATCTCGCCAAACCATGTTACAGATTTCCCCGGCACGCATTGCCGTCTCAATCGCAAACAAGACAGCCAAGCCGATACGCTGTTTTGCCGTGATTATCGGCACGCCGTCAGCTACACCAAGCTCACGCACGACAGCCAAGACAATATCATCGGGCGGTATGTAGTTTCGAGCCTTGCCTTTGCCAGGCCGTCTGATTTGCAATAGAGGGTTTGACGGCAAAAGCCCCCATTCTTTGACCGCCATTTGACAGACGGCCGACAGTGTTTCAAGCTCACGTCTGACCGTTGCTTCCTGTACTTCTTTTTTGCGATTATCACGCCATTGGGCAAAATGATGTGGGCGCAGGTCACTGACTTTTATATCGGCCAAATCGGATCGTAACGCACGATTCAGCCGGTATGTTTCCGCCCTATTGCCTCGCTTGGTTGGCGTGATTTCATCCCGGTATCGTGTCAGCAAATCGGCAAAATATAGGCTTTTGGGCGCATTACCCTGTACGCCGTCCAAGATTGCCGCTTCAGTCCGCGCCGCCCATGCAACGGCATCAGATTTCAGGGTAAATGTTTCAGACTTGGTAACGCCTTTCAGACGGACTTTGACTCGATACTTTCCGTTGCGCTTTTCGATTGTTGCCATTGGGATATTATTGGGACAGTGAGGGGACACGGCATTATATGTTATAATCAATCCTAACCAATCATAAATAATTGATTGGTGCAGATATGAGATTGATTTATATGTATAATCTATCAAAATCAATCATAATCTACTATAATCAATTTGCTGTTTTATTGCACTCCGTCCGCACCACACTCAAAATGAGCAGCTTTCGGGCTGCTTTTTTTTACATCTATTCCACTATATACCCCATTCGAAATCGAAACTGCTTTTACAGACGTTTCCATTGTATCTTTCAGACGGCCTATCATTTATGTTGAATCCATCGCAAAAA